TTATAGCTAAAGTGTAGTTCTGTACCACTCTGTGTAATAGTCCAGTCACCTAGATCAACAGTAGTTGCGTTAAGGGTGCTTGCTGAGAATGCTTGAGAAGCCGAACCTGCTAGTTCTGCTTTAGTATCAATCTCTGTCTGTAGACCATCAATGTTTGAGATAGTGTGGTTGTGACTGTCATCTGCTACGGTAGCTGTAATAGTGATGTTACTACCACCATTAAAGGATGCACTACCTGTTACATCACCGCCTAGCGCAATAGTACGTGCTGTAGCTAGTGTAGTAGCTGTACCAGCATTACCTGTTACGTTACCAGTTACGTTACCAGTAAGCGCACCCTCAAACGTACCTGCTACGAATGTCTCACTACCTACTGTCCACTTATCTGCAGCCTCATCCCATATAAGTGTCTTGTTAGCTAGTGTACCACGTTCAATCTCAATACCACCATTCTCGGTAGGAGTAGAGCCTGTGTAGTTGCTATTAAGTAGGATTTGGTTATCTGCTAGGTTAATAGTCTCTGTGTTAACTGTAGTAGTTGTGCCTGATACAGTAAGGTTACCACCTACAACAACATCACCTGTAGTGGTAAGGCTTGCCATAGAGTTAGCACCTGTAGAGGTAACATTACCTGTCAAATTCCCTGTGACGTTACCAGTTACATTACCAGTTAAGTTTCCTGTGACATTACCCGTCACACCAGCAGGAGCAGACACAGCACCAGTAAGTGTACTTGCACCAGTCACGCCCAATGTTCCACCTACTGTAGTATTACCTGCAGCAGAAAGAGTACCTGCTACAACAGTATTACCTGTAGTGGAACTGACTGTGAATTTGTTTGTATTAACGTCAAAGTTACCATCAATGCCAGCATTACCTGTTATGTTTAGCGCACTAGAACCATTGATGTTACCTGTTACAGCTAGAACACCTGCAACGTTTGTGTTACCAGACTGAGAGTCAACAGTGAACTTGTTTGTAGCAACATCAAAGTTACCGTCTACACCTGCAGTACCAGAAACGTTAAGCGCACTAGCTGCATTGATAACTCCTGTAACACCAAGTGTACCGCCTACAGTAGTAGCTCCTGTTACGCCTAAAGTGCCAGCTACAGCAGTATTACCTGTAGTAGCATTTACGGTAAACTTGTTAGTGTTAACATCAAAGTCACCATCAACACCTGCTGCTCCAGCTACGTTAAGGTTACTACCAAGGGTGGTAACACCTGTAACACCTAGTGTACTTGCAATAGTAGCTGTACCGTCTACAGTAAGGACATCTGTATTAACAGTGCCATCAAAGAAAGCATCCTTGTATTGTACAGCCGCAGAGCCTAGATCAAGAGTGTTTGTATTCTTAGGCATTACAGCAGTAGCAGACACAATAAGATCTTGTACTGGTCCTACCTTAGTAATAGGTGCCCCTTCACCAGATGTACCGTCATGTGTGTGTCCAGACGTACTATTAAAAGCACCTTCAATAGAGTTGTACTCTGCATCAAAGTCATCAGCATCAATAACGTTACCGTTAGCGATATTATTTGCTGTATCTTGACGTGTATATCCAGCCATGTTAAATCCTTACTGTCTATCGTTTTGTCTGAACTCTAGTATAGCTGTGTCCAGAGTAAATCTTGGGTTAGTGGAACTGTCTTCCATACGTATAGCTACTGTCTTGCCTGATCCAATAACGTTTGAGTTATATACTTTATCTAACTCACCACCAAATGTAGCAGTACCAAATACAGATGCAGTACCGCCATAAAAGAATACAGAGTTACCAGCACTTGATACCGTAAATGTGTTAGGCTGTATAACGCCTGTATTGGTAGATGCATCAAAGTCATATTTAAAGTTAACATCTAACTCCATAGGACCATTAGGGTCTGCATATAAAGTCATCTTGTAAAATGTCTTACGTGTTTGTGGGTCTGTAATAGGCATATATGGAGACTCATAGATAGCCTCAATAATAGCACCATCAAAGTCACTACCTGTATCTAGCTCATATACGTAGCCATCTTCATTAGCAAATACTACTGTTTCAGTATACGAAGATGTGTACTTACTGTCTGAGCAGTACGCTTTAATACCCTTAGTAGTAGCCCAAGCAAAGCCACCAGCACCTTGAGATATAAACTTAGTAGTAAGTAATCCTTTAGACACACTTGCTTGTTCAGATGGCACGTAAGAAAATACACGGTACTGTGCTTTCTCACGTATAACCAAAGAACAAAAGTGTGTGCCTGTAGAAAGTAAATCAAAAGCATCTTTAGCAATAGGGTCAGATGCAATGTCCAAACCAAAGTCACCAATACGATCAGTAGCACTCAATAGTCGTATACCATCAGGTGCGGCATACATAATGTCACCACCAACCTCTTGAATAGTATCACCACTAATACAGCCAATACGATCTGTAATTGGTTGCAATGTAATGTCTGAGATTGTAGAACCTGTTAGTCGTTTAATACTGTTACGACAAAAGACAATTAACTGATCACGGAAAACAGCTAGACCTGTAATGGTGTTGCCTACATTGATAACACCCCCACCATTAGCAGGACTAAAGTCATCGTATGTAGATGGAGCAGTAAAGTACAAGTTATTGTCTTTGGCATAGAAGGTAGTTGTTTTATATACAGCTACATATTCTGCACCTAGTACATCTGCAGATGAAGTAATGGAGGTGGCTGTATTAGTTGTATCATCAAAGACTACAGGATAGTTTACACTATCTACCATTAATACTTTATTACCAGACCCAAAGTTTAACTCTTCAAATCTAACTAGGCTTCCGTTAGCAGTCATAGTTAAGATAGGTGTCCAACCACTACCTGAACTATGATATACTACACTTGATGCAGTGTTACTTCTTATAGCTACAACTTCACCATCACTTACTACTTTAACACCTAGCACTGGACCAGATCCTGGTACAATGTCGGTATCCCACTTAGTGTAGCCTTGTATTTTGGTATAACCACCAGCTTTGTCAGGCTCAAAGTTCTGCAGTACAGTAGCAGAACCTATAGCATTAGTACCATGTTGCAATGGTGAAAGGTTAGAGATCAACCCACCCTTAAACTCTATAGGGAATGTCTGCCACTGTGTTGCCATTAGAAAGAAACTCTTGTATCACGTAGATATTCAGTACGGTTAATGTGAATACTACGTAATTGTTTAATGCCTTGTTCAAACTTTTCAAATGCTAATTGTGCAGCTTGCATGTCACCACGGAATTGGTAAACGTTATACATAGCACCATCAACAATAACATAACGATATGGTTCAGGTAAGCTTGGTACGTCGTTATATCTGTCTAAGTCATAGCCTGAACGGTAATATTCATATACCAATTCGTATTGTTTATCAGGTTTAGGGTGGAAGATTAGCTCACGGCTAGGGGTACGTACTACGTATTGTGGTATTGCATTACTAGAGTTATACTCAGAATCAGCGTATTTGTCAAGGTATTCTTCGTAAGAAAGTACTTTTAACTTACGTGTGTCTGTACCTAATGTAGCATCACGTTTAATGCGGAAGCTATTCATGTTAATAGTTTTAGCATCGTAAGGGATACTATAACGTGCAACACCTACAGCTAGAACCTCATTTTCTTCAACGTGGTTCCAAGGCCACTCATACTCTTCCTGTTGTATGTGACGAATAGCTTGGTTGACTGCATCCTTAGCAAAGCTATAATAACCTGTAGCTGTAGCAAAGTTAGCAGAAGTAAGTTCTACTTCATTAAGGCGACGGTTAACATCGTTCACTAGGCCAATGTAATCATAGGACATCCTTACTTCTCCTTAATACGTAGGTAGATAGTACGTTCATACTGCAAGCCTTCGTTAGTAGTGATACGACAGGTTACGTTATAACGCACATTGTTTGTACCAAGGCTAAACCTAGCGGTAGCCACAGTCTCTGTATTAGTACCAGTAACAAACTGAATGCCATTAATTACCTGTGCATCAACTACCTGTGTCTTAACACCAGATGCATCATCAATAAACCACGTTACAGCAGAGATAATGTCATCACCAAGGAAGCGTGACCAGTCTACACTGTAGTCAATAATCTCATCTTTATCTTTATCAGGCCACTTGTATGCCATAGTTATTCCTTACGATCTAATGTATACCGTGTTATTAGCATGTGCTTTATCTACGTATACGGTATAGTTTTCCTCTGCAACATAGATTAATGGGTTCTCATAATATGTTGGTAGATATATAGTTCTATCTGTTTCATAACTATCTGCTAGAGCTTCATAGTCAAAGTTATTAAGCTGATACTCTATGTCTAAATTAAATACAGCACTTACAGATCCAATCGAGATGTTGTTAACACTGTACGTATCAACGTCTGGCGATACAAACTGTAGTAGCTGTGTAGCAATAGTTGTATTGGCTTTAGCTTCTGTGTCAACCCCAGATATATCTGTAGAAGCAGAAACATTAGACGAGACTGTATTAGCCTTAGCATCATAGTCTATGTTAACGTTACCAGTAGCTACAGCAGGTGGGATGAACGCCCTAGCTTGTGCATCTTCATCAGCAAAATCTGTTAGGTATATCGTCAGATAAGCAGAGGTAGATGATAGTATAGTGCTTGCTTGTGCATCTATATCAGCTAAGGCGTTAGCACTAATGCTACCACTTACAGAGCTTACTGTCAAGTTAGCTTTAGCATCATAGTCTATATCAAGGTTAAACGTACCTGATACTGCGCTGGGCGTAATGTTAGCTTCGCCATACACATTAGTAAAGCCACTGATAGCTGTGCTAGATAGAGTAGATACAAGAGAGGCTGCACCCTGTGCGTCATACAATACAGGCTGTGCTGTAGAGGCTGCTGCTACAGAGCTTAACGTAAGAAGAGCAAAGGCACTAGGTATAGCCTGTGAAAATGCTAACTGTGAGTATGCGCCAAAGCCTAACATTTATGCTTCTGCTTCCTGAATGGTTAGCTCACCAGCCTCAACCTGACGCATGATCTCTGCGTAGTGGCGGTTGCTGGGGTCAAGGGGGACGAACAACTCTTGCCCGTCGATGGTGGCACGGATGGATGTGTTGGTTCCTTCGATGTTTACAACGTATTGGGCTGATGTGATTTGCATGTTGTTCATGGGTTATAACTCCGCATCTGCTGTCCAACTAGATATTGTAAAATTACTAGAACTGTGAACCCATTTAACTTCGCTTGTTCCAATTAAAACATTTGTAGCTGATCCAGTGGAAAACGCTGTTGTTACAGTCGGGTTAGTCCTCATTGAAACTGGGAAAAACGTATAAAATTGCCTTTCAGTAAAACCAGAAGGGATAAATGCTTGATACACTGCACTAGAGGAGTTCTTTGTATAAAACCTCTGGCACTTCTGGAGGGTTACTGAGTATGGCTCATGCTCGAAGTCCGTTGGTGTGTCGCCGATTTCCACCTGAACCATTGCAATATCCATGTAATCGCCAGAACCTATAGTTGGAAAAGTACCCGTATAGGTATCAAACATTATTTGAAAATACGATGGTGAACTTGGTGACCAAGTAAGTGTCCAAGTCGCTCTATGCCAGTTTCCATCGGCGGTAAAACGTGGGCCGTAGTTTTGGCTCCCGTCATAAAGCCTAAAACCAAAGAGGGCTTGGTTTGTACGAACATATGCAGAGATTGTTATGGTTTGGCCCCTAAGAACTTCATAATCTCTGTCCTCAATAAGCTGCATAAAGCCCATTGTTTGTGTGCCGTTATACGACACTTTAACATAATTTGTTCTTGTGCCATCAATTACTTGCCCTGTAAAACGTTGAATGTTAAACGGATCATTCGCTTTCCAACGATCAACAGAATATGCACCTGATGCGATAGACGTACTAGAAGAATAATCTGCTCTTTGGCTTACAGAAAAGTCTCCATTAATGATACGATTCCTGTTCGACAAAGCACCATCCACAGGAACCCGTGAAGCAAAGTCTCTTGCGTTAGACATGTGTTGTTTCCTTTCCTGTGTTTAGCCTAATAAGTAGCCATGAAAGAATATTAATGTATCATTATACCCTTGGTAGCCATTTCCAGCGCCACCACCGCCGATGACAACGTGGACATAATCGTTTGCTGCAAGATGGAATATTCCAGTTAAATTTATGTTTTCGTATGCCTGAGATGTATACCATATACCACCACGCTGCCGCTGAACCCCGTTTTGCATAATTGATAATTCATAATCCCCTGAGTAACCTTCCTGCCGCCAAGAAACGTGTAAAAAGTATTTACCAGTGACGGGTACAGTAACTTGACCAGAATTAACGCTCACACCTCCTTGAACAAAAACCTGATTGCCGCCAACATTTGCAAAAGGTATCGTGTGGGTTGTTCCGTTTGTGTTTACTGTATGATTTGGTTGAAGTCTCCAAGCTGGCTGATACGGCATGGTCACATGACCAGCTGGGTTAATATTCATCTTTAATGTAGGAGAAGTTGGATCTCCGTTATAGAACTGAATATTACCATAAGGATACCCTGACTGAGAATCATTTCTATAACTTTTGAATTGCCAGTTAGCAGAGCCTTCATTCCAATTTATTGAAGTGTTAACATGATCGACGCCACCATAATCATTCCACCATTCTAGTCCAGATTCACTTGTGCTATTATTTAATAGTCTGATTTTAGGATTTGTGCCTTCAACGTGAACAGCTTCGCTAGGCGAACTAGTCCCAATGCCAACATTACCGCCCGTAACATTAAGCCCACCCGTCATAGTATCACCAGACGCATTGACATAACGTGTATCGGCAGTGGTCTGCGTAATAGCATCACCTACGCTAAACGTGTTATACTTAACTACCTCAAGTTCATCACCTGCATTAGCACCTGTGGTTAACGTAATGGTTGGGCTAGTAGTAGCAGCATAGTCCACCACAGGGTCTAGCAAGAGGCCATTCATAAAGACCTGAACAAAGTTAGGCGTATAGCCATTGGTAACAGTAAAGGCAGTCTGCCCTGCTGTCGCTGTTAGGGTTTCTGATACATAGTTACCAGAGCCAATCAGGTTAGATAAGTCTCTTGCCCGTGTCATAGAGTTATACCTCTTGTGCGGCTAGGTGTGCTGCATAGGCAGCTTTTACTTCGTCGGTGTGTACGGCTGCACAAATGGCTTGCACCTCTGCGCTTTCACCTGTGATGTCTGCATCTGGTGCAACGACATGACGTGAAAAGGATCGGCTGATCTCTACGCCGTCACGCTTGATGACCGTGGCTGTACGCACCTGAACGTGCTTAAAGTCGCCTACAATCTCAATTTTGTCTTGTACTGTTTCTTCTGTTAGTGCCATCGTTTATCTCCTTTGATGGTTGGACTGTCCGACCCAAAGCTATGCGGTGGGTTATGTCGTTTCATAGGTAAAACCTACGTTCCAAGTAGTACTTACGTTACTGTTAATTGCTTGAAATAGGTATACGCTAGTATTCCCCGATCCTATATAGAGAGGTCCACCTGCAGCATTGCCTGAAATAGTTCCACTACCGTACCAACCATGTACCGCTGTGGTTGCCGATCCGAAAGGTAAACCACCAATCCAAGAGTACCCAGAAGCATATGTTGCTGATCCAAAAACCATGTCAAAAGTAACATGGACTATTTTCCCAATCTTAACATACCGTGGAACGTTGAAATAACCAAGAGACACAGTAAACCCATTAACCAAAGAAGTTGGAGTCCAAGTCCCCTCCTCATAGTCATCCAGCGCATTGGCTGCTGCTGTATCGCCGTTGAAGGTAATCCCGTTTGGTGTGATTGCTACTCTTTCGGCAATAGATGAACCATCACCTACATGAATAGCCAGCCCGTGACTGTCTTGCCGTAAGGTTGAATAGTACACACCAGAAGCATAACGGTTTATCTTCAAGCCATCGGCTGTACTGCTACCTGTAAAAATATCTAGTTTTGCACCAGAAGGCGAACTCGTCCCCACACCTACACGGTAATTCGTGCTATCCACATACAGCGTGTTGGTATCGACAGTTAGATCGCCATTGATCTCAACATCACCACTAAACGTACCACCAGTAGCAGGTACATAGTCGCTGTTAGGGATGTCTGTCTGTAGTGCTACAACACTAATAATGTCACTAGCATTAGCTGCAGCAGTAAGTGTAACGGTATTGCTATTGCTTGTAGTGTAGTCACTATCGTCCATCAAGATGCCGTTGACATATACAGAGATTTGACCGTCTGTAAAGCCTAGCGTCTTACCGTCATCATCAACACCCGTAAAAGCTGTCTGACCCTGCGATGCAGTAAAGTCAAACTTAGCCTTGCCGAATGAACGTATATCTTTGGGCGTGGTGCCGATGTATGCCATTAGGTGTTACCTTATGCTGGTAGTTCTGCTTGCGCTTCTTCGTTGCGCTGGGCGGCAGTCTTAACAAGTGCATTGTCAAACGCATATGCCACAACAGCCTCACGGGTAGTTGGCACTTGGATGCCGTTGTCCAAGCAATGCTTGACTGTAAAAGCTACGATCTCGTCATTCGCAATGCGGCAACGTTCTGTCACTGCATTCTCAGCCCAATCTTGGGGTGATGCTGCAGCGTACTCTAAGCCTTTGTATTGGGTTTCTGTTAGTTCGATAGTAATGGTTGGCATTGGATTATCCTTACGGTTTTGTTGGCCATACTACATCATCTAAGGACGTGTAGCTATTTGTAATGTCACGAAGGGCTTGGCGATATGCTGTCTGCTCCGCTGTCATGGTGCGGTCTGCTACAGCCCACCAGTCAGTCTCAGCTAGTTTGCGATCACGTTCTGCACGGAGTTGCTTCATAGGCTGTGCTGCGATAAGTTCATCACGTTTTGCTGCGACAGTTGCCCAAGCAATGCCGTGGTCCTTGCTTTCGATTGCTGTGCCATTGGCATCTGCGCCGACGACCTTGCGGAACATTTCGTTAAACTCAGCTTCTGTTGTTGGCTCACCACGGAGTACCCACCCTGTGATGCCCAACTCGCTAAGTGCGTTTGCTATTGTTGTCATTGTGTTGGCCTCCTTTAGCCAGCGATTTCAAATATAGTAAGTGTGGTAATACCGCCAGAACCAATATTTTGATAACATCTGTTGTACGAAATAAGCCCACCACCGCCTGTGTTCACTAATGCGATACCATAAGTAAAGGTTGTTCCGACATTTCCTGAGGGTGTGTCTGTGTACGCTAGTGTTTTATAGGTACTATCGTATTTACCCCAATACACACCTCCACCTGTAATCGGAACATCGGATGCGGTGAAACCATATACTCCACCAGCCTGCCCATAAGAACTCATGCTGGTACGGGTAGTTGTAGTAAAGGCTGTGCCGTTCCTAGACAGAGTAATAGCATAGTTATCTGCATCGGGATTGCTTTGCTCTCCTGTGTAGCCTATGTTGATATTAGCTTGTATAAGAAACTTACTGTTAGCTTGGGTTCTAGTAATGGTTGCAAAGTCACCCACCGCTGTCCATGAACCACTAGTAATCTGAGATGTTGTGGTATCCTCAAACGTAAGTGCTTGCAACACAGACCCACTCACATTCAACCCAAGGTCAGCCGCCGTAGGAGTACCACCCGCCGCATTCTGGATTTGATCGACTTTGATTATGCTGGTCATTGTGCGATCTCCTCAACATATAACACGGGCTGAACATCAGTAGTGCCTCCCGTTTGATTGAAGTAACTTGTGCCAGAACTTGTTCTAAAATAGACTTCAAATGTTGTTGCTGAAGTGGAATTTGCACTTACAAACTCAACACAACTCCACGCCCCGTAATGAATAGACGAAGCGGCATTGTTATATACCGATGTCCATCGTGTGTGTGCGGCGTTATTTACACCATCTCGATATAGGTAAATATCCATCTGCACACCAGAAGAGTTGTTGTAATTTCTACCACCCATTAACGAAACTTTTAATACGCTATTAGCATATTTTGGAGTTATAGTTACAGATAACCCAGTGCTTACGGCTGTTGTAGAAGTGGTAGCAACATCACCCCCAGTGCCATAATTATAAACGGTCTGCACAACATGATTTGGGATATGCACACCGCTACCCAAGTTAGGCTGGAGATTATCAACGTAGAGTGTACTCATTGTGCGATCTCCATGACTGTGATGCTTCTAGTATCTATGCCTGACCACCCAAAATCTAACGTACCACCTGCGCCACCAACAAGAGTTCGCACTTGCAATCTCATTGGACTTGTCGTGCCAGCCAAGTTTGTTGAGAGAATAGGGACTTCCTCCCACTGCGTCCCAGTATAATTTGACGACGAAGTGTAAGTATTTGAACTCCACTTTGAGCCAGCATTTGTGTCGTAAATATCAAATCGGGCATATACAGTTGATCCTGACGTGTTCATTGGCAGATGAGTTTGCACTATTAATAAATTATTGGCGTTAGTCGGTGTTATATCGACGTAAACGTCAGTGATGTTCACAAGCGTTACTGACGTTGTGCTAAACCCAACCGCATAAAACTTTCGGGCTTGCACCTGCACCACCTGCCCAGCACTAGGAACCAAAGTCCCACCAGACGCATCCAACGTATGCCCACTAGGAACAATGATCTTATTCGCATTAGCCCCAGATGTCGGGCCTTTGAGTGTTTGTACTATTAGTTCACTAGCCATTATATCACCGTAAGTGTGCCATTAACCGTAAGAGTAACGCCAGTATCAATCGTCAGTGGCCCATTGGCTGACGCATTGTCGTTTGCTGCTATAGTGGCATCAGTTGTTAGAGTATCTGCATTCACTTGGAATATCGCAGTCTTCGTTGTGTTCTGATCTGTGTCAAACAACGGCGCACGAATGTTGCCGCTTAGTGTGCCGCCTGACAGTGACAGCGTGTCAGATACAGAGAACGTGTTGTGGCAAACTACAGTGATCTCATCCAAATACGCAGCACCAGTGCCAAGCACCACAGTTGTACCGTCAGAGGCCGTGTAATCGGCTGGGGAAAGCAGAACGCCATTCTGATACACATCTACTGCGCCTACGCCATACACTGCGTTAAACGTGGTCTGTGAGGCCGTGGCTACATATGTATATACACGGCGTGTACCTTCGGTAAGTGATTGTCCTATGTATGCCATGTGTTTATCCTATTAAATGCATTCCCCAAGTAAACTCTGGGTGAAAAGCTGCGCCAGCATTAGCGTCATATGACCATAATTCTATGTAATCATTAATGTTGTAATAAGCCACTTTTGATAACCCAAGGGATACATACTGAGTTCCACTTCCAGAGGTCCAATCACGTGATCTACCAACCTGTTCGTCTGGTGAGCCATTGCGCTTTATAAAACACGTTAAATAGGGATTAAAAGAACTACTATAGGCAGTACCCCCTGAAAATACATAGTAATAACCGCTTACTGGCACGGTAAATCTTCCAGTAGATGTGCTATAATGCCCACCGTTGTTGTACTTAACGCTGGTAAATATTTGAAGCTGGTCTGGATATCCTAAATCTGTGGATAGAGCTGGGCCTACATTAAACGCTGGCTGATACGGCATAGTGACACGACCAGATGCGTCGATCCTCATGCGTTCTATGTTGTCTGTCTTAATAATAGTTGGGGCTGCCGAAGATGTACCTATTGTGTGTATAACGGAAGCGTTTGACAAATCATACGTAAAGCCAGTTGCATAAGCATAGTTTGATAAAGTTGTACCTCCAGATGAGGCCGTTACAATCGCAAGCGTATCATCACTAAATGTAGTAGTACCACTACTCTGCGTAACTACACCGCCTAACTCCGCTAACTCTTTCGACTTACCCATATTATGTAATCTCCAGAATGCTCATGATAACGTCACAACTAGATGCTGCACTTGATGTAACCTTCACACTGTCACCTGCTTCTAGCACCACCTTCTGGTCACCGCCTACGACAACCAAAGAGCCGCCACTAGGCACTGTCGCACCCTTCACGATGTAAGTGTCATTAGCACCGTCGTTATGCGTTACGTCTACTGTGATAGCTGTGGCTGTTGTGTTGGCGCAGGTTAAGCCAATGACTGTCGTAGCTGTGGATGCACCTACCGTATAGCTGCCCACTGTTGTGGCACTTGTGCCAATGCTGCGTGATGTCTTACGTAAGAATGTGTTTGCCATGTATTTATCCTAGTGCAATCGCCAAGGCCACTGCAGTGCCAGCAGGGTCAACTTCTAGATTTGTTTGTGTTGTTGCTACGTCTGTTACGTCTAATGCACCCGTGATGTTTACGCCTGTGCTGGTGGTGGCGAGTTTCTTGCTATTGTCGTAGTAAAGTTCTACGGCATTATTAGCCAGAAATACCGCCATGTTCTCGCCAGTGGCACTCTCAATCTGTACATTATCTGAGCCTTGAATATATAGAACGCCCTGACCTTGGTCACTGATGTAACTATTGTTGCCATCATGATAAATCTGTAGGTCAGACCCAGCACCGAAGATGGCTTTGTTGTTGTCGCCGAAGGTCAAGTCACCAGTCATGGCATCGCCAGTGACAGCTACAAAGTCAGTTGTGTCAGCCGTAGCTGCAGTACCTAAACCTAATATAGCTCTACCTGCTGTAGCATCTGCAGGGAAGGTAATAAAGATATTCTTATCACCTGCTGAGAAGTTAACTGCTGATGTGCCGTTAGATCCAGCTAAAATTGTGGTACGTGCTAATGCGTTAGTGGAAGAGTTGTACGTACCTAGTCCTACTTCCCACTCATCTGTATTGTAAGTAGTATGCACAATGGCGTAATATGTAGTGTCACTATTTGACATACATGAGCTAAACGTATCAAAGGTAGCATCTGCACCACCAAGAGACATATCCCCAGTACCAGTAGTAGTAGTTGTCTCTTTGATACGATCTTTAATTACTAATGCCATTGTGCAAACCTAGTATTAAGAAATACGAATAACTGCGTTAGACGCATCTGCTGTTGGGAATACGATAGTAAAGTCACCAGATGTAGATGTAACTGTACCACCAAAGTCAAAGACTGCAATAGCTGCATTGCCTTGTGACGCATTATAAATGATAGCACCGTCAGCAGATACAGTAGCATTAGAGAATACTTCATCTGCGAAGTCAACGAATGCTGTACCACCTGATAGTGAAATGACTGGGCTATCTAAAGCTTGGCCACCTGTAGTGTAGTTTGTACCTACTGCTTCATCAGAGTTACCCGTGATGTCAGAGTAGTTAGTTGTAGCAGCACCGTAGGTTCCTGCTGGAGATGACTTAATCAAAGCCACTTTCAAAGTATCGGTATCAAGATCGTGAACACCCCCAAGAAGCTCTTGCTTGAAGCTGTTACACATTGCCGTAGTGATTGCCATTGGGAATGTCCTTGTTTAAAAGCACAATGGGGCCAGCATTGAGCCAGCCCCAAAGTAATAAGGTTATGCCAAGTTATAACGTGCAGTGACCAACGCTTCTGGACGTAGGATCTTGCGACCATATAGGTGCATACCACGTACAATATCAGCGAATGAATCAGGGTCACGATATGTCTCGGTTTTATTGATTTGCTCTGCAGTTGCAACAGCGGAATCATGACCAGCAACAATCACACCAAAGTCTGTTTGTTGTGCTGCTGTTCCTGTTGTAGCTGCACCGCCACCAACGGATGGAAGGTTATTAGAAACGTGTACACGGAAACCGTGGAAGTTATTAATGACCAAACCATTTTGTAGACCAGAACCACCGAAGTCTGCATTCAAGAAGCGTGAATCTTCGTCACGAAGTACTTCCATCATTACAGGGTCAATGACAATCCAGCGACCTGTTGTTGGTACATTTTGTGCGTCCAACAAACGAGCCATACGAGATACAACCATTGCAGGTGATGCATAGGCTGTTGGTAGGGCTGTTGCACCTGGCAAACGAGCAGCGACTGGGATGGCGTCACCTGCAACACCAGCAGTTGTGATGTTACCAAAGTCGCCACGGTCTAGCTTGTTAGCTGCCAATAGTTCATCTGAACCTGCAGATGAGTTTGCTTTAGTGCCGTTAACAGTTGTGTTAACAGTGTCAGCACTACCATGCAATGCAGACTGTTTAAAACCAGATAAATAGCCAAGAACTTCTTGGTCATACTGATCTGCCAAACGATATGCTGCACGATCAGATGCCAAGCTTTGGAAGTTGACATGTGAGTGTGCTTCTTCAATGTCATCGACTTTGAAGGCAAAGTAGTTTGCTTTGTCTACGACAAGTGAGAAATCGTTGTCTGTCAAATCTTGTGGTGCAATTGTAGTACCACGTAGGTATGCAGATACTGAGATCTCAGGTTCTTTAATGATTTTAACAGTGTCACCCATGTTTGAAATTTCACCGAAATAATCATTGTTAGTAATTGCGTCAGCAATAGATGCTTTGCGGAATGCAAGTTGCACCTGTTTGCTGTAAATAACGGGCGAAAAGTTTCCGTTAGGAAGGTTTGTATAGCCCGATGCTACTCCAAATGCCATAATAATTCTCCTTAGCATTAGATTTACAGATACAAACAGTACAAGTTTTAATAGAGGCTAATAGTCTATGGGTGCATATACAATACAAAGTATAATGATCAGTTATACAAAGACAGTATACGGGCCACTCTTATCAGGTAATCCGTAAAGACTTAAATCGTTTGCTTATGTGTGAAATAGATATATTGTATAGGTAGTCTACAATTAGGGCTATACAATAATCATACACATATAGTTATACCAGAACTATCAGTAGTGTCAATAGTTTTTTTTTTAACGAGCACTACCAGATACGTCATATATGAATTTACCAGAACGAATTGCTTCCATGATTTCGTCTGCGTGTTTTTCATATTCTCTTGCTGACATCTTAGCTACAGCAGATTCTGTTAAATAGCTAGATGTCTCGTCTGTTTCAGGGCGACTGCGGCTATTGCGTGTTCCTACTGAACGTGCAGCGTCTCGATCTGTGTTTCGTGGTTTCTTAGTAGAAGTGATGCCACGGTCCACTTTGTAAAGATCAATAGCACGTGCTGCTGATCGTGCATCCGCATCGTTTTCATAAAGAGCATCTTGAACCCATTTAGGTTGTTCTTCTGCCCAATTATGGAAATCATCACTATCACGAATATCATCAAAGTCTGGATGTATCCGCATTAACTCAGCTTCTGCCTTTTCACGGGATGCTGTAATACGCATTTCATCTACTAGCTTGACACGATCTTCTAACTCAGCAGCTTGTTCTTTTGCTTTTTTAATTGCAATTGTTTCTACTATTGCAGCTACATCAGGATATTTTTGTGTCCATGCTTCAATGTCTTCATCAGACTTTGGTAAACGAATTTCTTTTTTAGTTGCATCAGAAAGCTGAGATTGAAGTTTATTAAATTTATCGTCCCACTCTTTTTCTTTATCTTGCATGTGTCGGCGTAGATCACCATAACGTTTCTTAAAACTTTTTTCTTCTGCGCCTTGTGGTTCAGCTTCTACTGGTTCAGCTTTTTGTTGTGCAATTAGTTCTTCTAATTCTTCTTCTTCTTTTTTAATGCGTTCAACATTTGAGTACTTACGATTTGCAAATGCAACTTTCTTAGGGGCTTCTACTTCAGAAGCCATTACTTCCATATTCTCACTCATTGTGATTTCCTTACTGGGGCCACCGTAGCCATGTTGGTAGGGGGATGGGTAGCCAGCTAATATAACAAGTTAATGTGTTGTTATCACACAGGCATGTCAGGCTGTTCTTCCAATTGACGTTGCATTTCAAACTCACGTTTCATGTTTGGCGAAGGTGCTCTGAACATTCTTTCAGTTTCGTCTTGAGGTTCTTCTTCGTTTACGTCTTCCCGTTGCATCCGACCTTGGAACTCTTCCACGGGCTGTACGCCCTCTGGGTTCATTACTGCTTCTTCTGCAAAGAAGTTTATTTGTTGACCAACTGTGTTTGTAACTTCAGGGCCAAGTATCTTACCAATAATCTGAAACTCTTCGGAGCCATACATATCCAACAAAGAAAACTTTTCTTCATCTGTTAGATTATTTATACGATCTACTAATGTATTTGTGTAGTCATTAACAGTCATGTTTTCACTTGACTGCATGGAAGACTCCATACCTTGTAATAGTTCTTCCTCTTCCATATTAAGTCCTTTCAATATCTACTAGATCGTTACGTAGCATTTTATATAATGCAATTGTATATGATGGAATATAGAAAAACAAGAGGCCAAGTAAAGATTTTACATCTTTTTTCTTTTTAACTCTTGAATTATAGAAACCATCAGACAACCACTGAATAACTTTATTATCTACGTGAGGCGCAATAATTGTTTTACCAAATACTGTGTAGCCATTACGCCATAGTTTTGTGTCAAACTTATCTTCTGGTTTTGAGTCCATGCACCACTTAATAAGTTTCATCTTTTTAATTGTTGGCCAGTAGCCTTTATCGTTTAGAGCAGTTGCTACGTAGCAGCTATAGCCGCCAAATCCACCGCTGCTATTTGGTTTATCATTGCTTGAATCATTATCAGATGTAGCTGCTGCTCTTTCGTCAGCTTGTTCTTTTTCTGTTTTATATTTTGAAAAGAAACTAAATCCAGTTGTAGTTTTTTTAGCACTGCCGCTTTCTACTGCTTTATGAACACTGCCACCAAATTTAATTGCTTGTTCTTTACTTGCGGCAGACATGTTTTTACCTAGTGCTTCTGCTAATGCAAAATCCTTATTTTTAACTGCTGCTGCATACGCATCTTGTCCAGCACGATGTTTTGCAATAACTGCATAGTGATTTGCTGTACCTGCATCTCCATTAGATACAGCATTGTCATATGCTTGTTGTTCTTTAATAGAAAGCATACCAGAAGATTGAGGCAAACCAGTAGTTTCATTTATTTTACCAGTTGCTACAAACCCTTGTATGTTACCACCACCTGAATATGGGTTATCGCTAATATCATATTTAGGACCAGTAGAAGCATAGTTTGCATAAAACTTAGCCTGTCCTTTTTCAGTAAAGTTATCTTTAAATCCTGTTACAGCAGCTTTTGCATCTTGAAATAGATTATTGGCAAATGCTTTTGAATTTCTAAAGAAGCCGCCCTCTGTATAATCTTTTAATTGTTGCGCTCTTTCTTTTGACAGACCTTTAATGTTACCTTCACGCCAGCCTTTAAAGTCTCTATCTAACGCCTCTTCAATTTTCTTTTGATCACGGTATCCTGCAGCAGCTGTAAGACCACCTATAACTGGATTAAGTCCAAACATTGTTTGCCCTGCACCTAGCACTCGTTTATTATCTAGCCACATTTCTAAAAGTTTATTAGGGTCTTTGCTTTTTAAATTTTCTTGTTTTTCTTGATATTTAGCTTGAGCACGTTCACGATCAGCCTGATCTCGTATCTGAGTAATCATGCGTTTATCTGCATCATCATCTTCTGTCGGTGCTATAGTTTGTGTACTGACTACTGTAGTATCGCCTGTGTCTGTAGTAGGTTGTCCACCACCCGCAATGTAATCATCATAACGAATGTATCCAGCAGGTACAGCTTGTACTGGATTACCGAGATGCTCATCAATCATCATTGTTTCACTAGTGGCTGGATTAATGTATTTTACTTTTTTGTATGCGTCACTTACATCAGTTGTAAAGTCTGCTGCTGATGCTTGGAAAGTAGGAGCAACAGTAGGTGTAGGTGTAGGTTGATATGTTGGAGAAAATCCAGTAGTAGGTGCTGCAACAGGAATAGGTGTACCTACAGTTGGATTTGTTGGTATCACAGAACTAGGTGGTGTAAATCCTACATTTGAATTAGTGTTAGGTATACCTGCATTGGCACCTGCATACATAGATTGCTGATTACCAATAATACCTGTAGAAATTTGTTGTTGTGGTGAGGCTGGAACAAATGTACCTGCTGCTGCATGTAAGACACCACCATGTGCTTTTTCTTCTGGCTCTTCTTTTTCCATAGGTTCACCAATAACAATAAGATCATCCATAGTAAATGGAATGTCATCAGGCATTGTAGCTTCGTCAGCATTTCCCATCTGACCCATAGCTTCCATTTTCTTTATGCCCATTTTAGCTTCTTGTCGAAGTTCCATTAGTTTTTCTAAACCATGATAACGTACAACATCAGCAGGAAAAACAAATTCACCTTCACTTAGCATTGCAGGAATATCATCACGTACTTCTTCTTTAGTACTTCCAGTAGGAACATCGTTTCCTGATTCCTCATCTACGATGCCGCCCTCTTCTTTGAGGCCACCTTCTTCAAACATAGACATCATTTGGTCTTTCATAGTAGTACCACCTTTACTAAACTTATTTTGATTTTTCAACATGTCTTCCGCAGCACGGCGTAGTCCACTCATGCCTTTATTAACTAATTCTGGATGCGTTGTGCCACCCGAAAGAGCACCACTTTTTTTTAGCTTTCTTAAATGTGAAGGATCAATTTCAGTAAAGTAAGCTTCCATAGATTTTGTTTTACCTGTTTTAGGTTCTACGTATGTTGCATCTGGATTATCAAAAA